GCACATCTCTCGTTGAACAACTGGAAATGCTTTAAAATTATTGGCATCATCCTCCAGTCTAGTCGTATCTTATTGTTCTGCATCAGCGACTCCATCTATTATCTCGTATGTGATTACACCCCGACTAACCGCTTTGGCTAGCTCTGGTGTGCACTCAACTACAAAGAAGTCTCCATCTGTAGCCTGATTATAGGGGACTATATTAAATGGTTTATCTGTCCATTGTTCTGCATCAGAGATCGCCTCTGCTTGCGTTGTCCCTATTCCAAAGATTGCGTATCCTTCCTGGATTACTGCATAAATTTTATTCTTCATTGTTATCCTCTGCTTTTGATTTATCTATTGGTTCTGCTATGGTGTCGCCTACAATGCCGCTACAATCCTCATCGAGAGGACTTGCTATACCGTGCTCTATCTCCAACTGGAGAACGTAAGCGAGCACGCACTCTGCTATGGTCTGGCTTTTGCTGATACCAAGACGAGCAGCTACCTGCTCAAGTCTGCTATCGAGCTCGAGAGATATACGTGTACCACGTACCACCGAGGGCGCGCCGTGCGCCCTGTATCCTGTTGGTCGTTTAATCATAGTACGCCTCGATTAATCGGATGGCAAGCTGCTTTAAATGCAGCTCATCGCTGCTCCAGTCTGCATCATATACAGCAGAAAGGGCGGTGCTTAAATCTATTGTGTCTAGTCTCTGAGCTAGGTCACAAAGTCCTAACTCATCTAACTGAATTTGTATAGTCATGTCTTATCCTTTTGTTTATGTTGTAAAGTAAATACTCAAATAGAGTTAAAAGCCCCTGTTACAGGGCATAGAAGGGTCTAGCTTATTGCTCGCATATACCCTTTTGTGTCAACCTCGACATAGAAGTTACCTTCTTTGTCGATATCTATAGATATGTTCCTTATGTCAAGACAGTCTAATGTTGGACACAAAACCTTATCAAAATCAACATTCCAGCTGTATCCTCTGATAATGTCGATGATGCTTTCAATAGTTGATACCTCATCTGATGGGATGACAAAAGCTATGTTATGCTGATCGATGTGAGCAACATATTCATCGATTGCCTCTCGAGTTGTTTCAAAGTAATCAGCGATTACTTCGAACGGGTCGAGCTGTAATCGTTCGACAACTTGCAAGGCTCGACCAAGTTCGCATCTGTCGTTATCTGACATCAAAATTTGATCGTCTGCTACCACTTGTACGAGTAGCCCCTGCAATAGGGCTAATGAATGTTGTTTGTTTATATCATAGTTCATTTTGTTTTCCTTTTGTTTAGATTGTAAAGTACTCAATAGAGTTAAAGTACCCAGCTGGGTACAAGTTTGAAAGTAGATTAGATGATGAATAGCCAAAGGTACAAGGCTATTGGCATCAAGAATATAATGTTGTCAAGGTCTAACATGTGTGTAGGTCCTTCTTTCGTAGAACGTCGACAACAGAGCAATTGATAAAATTTCGTTGCTTATAATAGTCTACTGCATACCCTGCTATTCGTTCGTTGATAGCATCTATTGCATTGACTATGTATTGGTCACCGTATCCATAGCTGAATGGTACAAAAAATGTAGTTCTTTTGTCATTGAGCATGTAAGGTTGATAGATGATAACCCGAACTTGTGATGAGTTATAAGTGTTACCCCATCTTTTATCGAACCATCGTCTACCTGATATATCTATAGATATAATAGATGACTTGAAGCGTTCTATTCGTTCGTCTCTATAGTGCTCACTAATATCTTTTGCTATTGCTTCGACGTTACCCGTCAATCCAAGGTGTTTCATTCTAGATATAGTGAAGTCAATCCAAGGATTATTATTATCAAGACAGTAATCATTGAGACGAATAAAGTTATCTTTATCCATCACAACCTTGGCTGATTGGTATGATTCATAGTCGTTGATAATACATAATATAGTATTGTGATCATTGTATTCTAAGTTAGTCATAGTTTTATCCTTTTGTTTATGTAGATTGTAAAGTACTCTGAAATAGAGTTAAAAGGCCCTTGCTATCGGGCGTAAAGTATATTGTGTGCAGTATCAGCGGATACTTCGATCGATCCTTCTTTTTCCACTGCTAGAAGGATGTCGATAGGTAGATGTTTGATCGGTATTATTTTGTCACCGTTCACGATAGCGTAGGCATCATCGAAAAGTATAATAGTCATAGTTTTTTCCTTTGTTTGTGTAGATTGTAGATACTCAAATAGAGTTAAAAGTATCCCCAGCTGGAGATACAAAATAGAGTTAGTTTGACCATCTAGTATCGTAGTAAGATGGTTCATTCATTCGATCACAATAAGCCTCAAGATCTATTCTTGACAGCGTGCTGTCAAGTGATCCTGTACGATAGTGACCTGCATATTCAGTGCCGAAAGGAACGTGATCTTGTGGTCCGTTATCCCAGCAATACAGATCATCTTCACTGATTTGTATGCTGTTGAATGAATAGTGATCGTTGACGTTCATAATATAGTAGATTGTGTACATTTTATTTCCTTAGTAGATAGTTGTAGATACTCAAGTAGAGTTAAAATAGGGCCGTAAAGACCCTGTAAACAAGGAAAGGATTATTGCATATCGTCTATGCATCTAGATTTATTCGAATGTGAAAGAACAAGTGTTAACAGTATTGTATCAAGACTATTTGAGAATGCAAACCAAAAAGACAAAATAAATCCAAAATATATAACAACACCAACAAGACATTTTATATACATCTTCGTGCTACTCGATAAGATAAGAGAATAAAAAAAACTTTAAATAATCACACAACAATACCACAATTATATTTCGACACTGAAAAAAACAAACTCCAGCTGGAGTATAAAAGTTTGTAATGTAAACAACATTATCAAACGATAAAGAATAATCTATCTATCATTATATACATATCCGATACAATGATACCCTATCACAAGAGATAGCTTCGGTATATCCGATCTCATAGGGGGAAAAAATTCAATGACAAGGCGCGCTGTAAAGAAGACTGTCATCACAACCTAGACAAAGAGATGAGATAGTCCTACGCAGAGAGACAATCAAAGAAATGCCAAACGCCAGGGGGGCCCCAATACCCTGCTATCACCCTACGCAGTAGACCCCCTCAAAAATTCGGAGAAAAAAAGTCTAGGTCCAACAAAAAAAATCCTGGACTATAATTAATGCTTGTGATAGTGTAATAATTATCTACAATAAACAAACTAAATAAGGAAAGAGTATGAGCAATGAAAAGCTAGTACGAATGTACTCAGACGAGTTAGAGTATTTGTGTGGTAATTTAGGTCGCATTCAGCACCTGTATTGTTATGATAAAACAAAACTAGATGACTTTAGTTTTGATGGTGTAGAGTTACCTACATTAACAACAATAGATTTAGGTTTAGTAATAGTGCACGCAGCTTTAAAAAAAGTGCATTCCGACCCTCGAAATAATCCTATTGCACGCGAAGTAATCTGGCCTTCTCGTCGAAAAAACAAAACAGCTTGGTCTGGTAAAATGTGCACTCAAACATTTGAAACGTATCATTTGTCATTGGTACAGACAGTAAGTTTTTATACTGGTGTATTATGAACTTTGGTCGTTGGATAAAGAGTTGTTTGTTTCGTTTTCCTCGTACGAACCAATGGTTTTTGGACAGCACAGGATTTAGCAACAGCAGTGTAAATCGTTGGGTATCAGGTCAGTTACCTAGGGTAGATACGTTTGTTATATCGTGTGAAGTGATTGCCAAAGAAGAGGGTCGTTGTTTGGACGATGTAATCTTTGAGGCTTTACTGACAATAGATGCGTATCGGTGTGCCAAAAGTCGTCAATCAAAGAGTGTAGTCAATGATTAAGATAGGTTCGTTGTTTAGTGGTATTGGTGGATTTGAGCTTGGTTTGGAGCGTGGTATACCAGGAAGTCGCACAGTTTGGCAGGTAGAGCAGAATGAGTTTTGTCAACGTGTGCTTCGTAGGCACTGGCCAAAAGCAAAGTTGTATAATGATATTGTTGGTGTTGGTGGTAATAATTTAGAGAAAGTAGATATTTTATGTGGTGGCTTTCCTTGTCAGGACTTGAGCTTTGCAGGAAAAAGGAAGGGATTAGATGGAAAGAAGTCGGGTCTTTGGTGGGAAATGTGGAGAGTTATTAGCGAGCTTCGACCAAGAGTTGTGTGTGTGGAAAACGTCACAGGGTTGTTTACCTTGGGGATCAGAGAAATACTCGGCAGCTTGGCCGAGATCGGGTATGATGCGGAGTGGCAAGTTATATCGGCTGCACAATGCGGAGCACCCCATAGAAGAAACAGAGTATTCATTGTTGCCTACACCTCTAGCAACGGATGTGGACAAGCACGGGACAGGGGGATTGTTGAGATTGATAACATATCCAGCTGGACAGAAAAGATACAGTATCGGAGATTATCGCAATTTTCACTCGAACCTACCAACACCAACAAAACATCTGCACCAGGAGTACGGCAGTCCATCAGAGTGGAAAAGAAAAGATCCGACTTTGATAACTTATTTTATACAACCGGATTTGGCTATTGGCAAAAGACCGAGGCTCCAGCCCCAATTTGTAGAGTGGATGATGGGATACCCAATAGGTTGGCTAAACTTAGAGCGTTGGGAAATAGTATCGTACCTCAATGCACAGAATGGATTGGAAGAAGAATAATGGAGGCAGGATTATTATGTTAGCAATAGTAGGACATCAGAAGATACCATCCAAAAAAAATACGATGGGTTTAAGATACAACAAAATGTACAAGCCTAGAAACGTACAAGAGTTTGAAATGTATGTTGGTTGGATAGCTGCACAAGCAATGAAAGTACAAGGGTGGGAAAAGACCAACAAACCAGTATCAATGTCATTGGAAGTTGTGTTTGGTGACAAACGGAAAAGAGATTTGCAAAACTGCTTTGGTAGCATATGCGATGCACTTAATGGTATTGTTTATGATGACGATAGCCAGATTGTTTTTATTGCGGCTCGAAAGTCATATCAAAAAAACAAATGGGGTTTTCAAATAAATATAGATTTGTACAAGGAAAAAAATGATAGAGAAACTACCAAAAGCACTTCGGATTGAGCTTGAGCCAGTACTACGTGATCCTGTAAAGTTTATACAGTTGTTGAAAATCCAGGACAAAAATAGTCAAAAGCTGGTACAGTTTACTCCAAACAATGAACAAGTGCAGCTATTAAAAAAGCTTAAGAAACATAAAAAAGTTATTATTCTTAAACCTCGACAGATTGGTATATCTACTGTATTGAGAGCCTATGCTCTTTGGCGTACTTATCATACAACAGATCCATTAAAGTTTGGTGTGATATCATTTCACGAACGGTCAGCAAAGCATCTACGAAAGATGGACAGTATGATGCACAACTCGCTGCCAAATGTATTGCGAAAAAATCTTAGCATTGACAATAGTACTACACTAGAGTTTGCAGATACTGGTGCACAGCTATCATCGTTTACTGCTGGTAGTAAAGGTGGTACACGTTCATTTACTTTGTCTTCAGTCCATTTATCGGAGTTTGCATTTTATGACGATGCGGCAGAGATGTTGGCGCAAGTTATCGCCACGATTGGCGAAGGCCAGATTATTATTGAAAGTACACCTAACAAGCCAGGTGATGTGTTTCACCGTCTTATTATGGGTGCTCCTGAGAACGGATGGCATCTCATAAGTTATTGGTGGCACGACCACGAAAAGTACAGACTTCCAGCTCCAAAAGACTTTGAACCAACGGATGAAGAAAAGTACTTGATTAAATCCTATGGTTGTTCGTATGACCAACTGAACTGGAGAAGACGACAAATAGCAACCATCGGACTAGAAAAGTTTAAACGTGAGTATCCTGGTTGTTTAGATGATGCGTTTCATTTTGCTGCATCTACTTATTTTACCCAAGAAGATATACGTGAGATTGAGGAAATACATTTTGATGGTAATGAAAGATTGTACGAAGAACCAAGAGACGACGATGTTTATGCAATTGGTGTTGATGTTGCTGCTGGTGTTGGTTCTGATTACAGCACTATATCTGTTATTTCGATGGCAACATTACAGCCTGTGTATCACTATCGGAACAATCTAATTAGTCCATCTGCTTTTGCTGATGTTGTATTAAGTGTGGCACAATGGTTTGGAGATGCACGTGTTCTGTGTGAAAGCAACAATCACGGTCACGTTGTACTTTATCGTTTACGGCATATGGGCTACAAAAACTTGTGGCTTGACCACAATATGAAAGACTGGACAACAACAACAAAATCTAAACTTGATGCTTATGAAACACTGCGTGAATACATTACACAAGGTATGATTATGAAAATGGATGCTCAAGTGTTGCAAGAGCTTCGTGCATTGGTTGTTACCAAAATATGTCCAGAAGCACCAAGGGGTATGCACGATGACTTGGCAATGAGTATGGCGTTAGCATACCGATGCTTGCGTGACATACCACGACGTAAGTTAACTTTGGCTCGACGAAACTTAATGGATATGCTAATCTCTGAGGTAAGAAGCAAGAAGATTAAACACCAACCTATTCCCTGGAAGAAGAACGTATGAAAGCTCTTACTGTTGAAAGCTATTATCGGCAACACGAAAAACACTGGGATGAACAACGGGCAGAGCTTCGTCAGCTTAGATCTGCTTATATGACTAGGTATTGGGATAAAAGAACACATGCACCACAACAAGTTGTAATTGAAACATCACGTGCTTACGAGTTTGTAGAAGGATACATTGCTTCTTTGTTTGCTCGTTCTCCATCTGTAATTGTAAAAGGTGATGTTCGAGGACAAGGTGATCCACGCATTGTTCAAACACTGTGTAATAATTTCCTTGACAATATAAGAACCCAGCTGGAAGATGCTTCTCGATTAGCACTTATCTATCCTTGTTCATTTCTTAAGCTTATACCAAATGACCATCCAGACCCTTTCAAAAGAGTTTCCATATGCGCCATTCCTCCTTGGGATGTAATTGTAGATACAGACGCTACTGCCTGGACAGATCAAAAATATATTGGTCATCGTTATTATCTTACTTTAAAAGAAGCCAGGGAAAAGTACGGTCCTAAAAAATACAGTGCTCATAGCTTAATACGTTTTTTGGATAGAACTGAAGGCGATGATGGATACCAAAATAGTTCTACACAAGAAGTCGGACCAGAGTTCCAATATGTAGAAGTTATAGAGTTTTATGATTTAGAAAATGACAAACTTGTTGTCTGGTCACCAGACTATCAAGATGGTACAAAGTTTCTTTATGATGGTGTTGTTTTACCAGAAGGAACAAACGAAATAAAAGAAGTAAAGTATGCTGAAATACCTTTCAAAGATGCAGCAGATAATCCTATCTCACCGATTATACCATTGTATTATAGTCGGCAGCCTGACATTCCTATGAGAGGATACTCAGCACTAAGACGTGTATACGATCAAGTTCAAGAAGTAAATATACTTCGTACGTACCAAGCTAGTATGGTGCGCAGAGCAGCAAGACAATGGGTAGTAGAGTCTGGTGTATTTGATGCTGAAGCTATGAGCAAACTATCACAAGGGGTAGATGGTGAGTTTATTGAAGTAGAACTGTCACAAGGCCAAACATTGGGTGGGTCTATTGTTCCAGTGCCGCACACGCCTGTACCAGCAGAACTTGAAAGATACGTGCAGCAAGTGCAAGATGATTTTGAGCGCGGTAGTGTGCTTGCTCCGTTTACCCGAGGGGAAAGTAGCAGAGCAACCGCTACGGAAATTACAGCACTTGCTGCATATTCTTCTTCCGAAATTGGACGATTGGCCAGAGAACGAGATGCTGCTATTGAATATGTAGCACAGGTTTACATCTCAATGATGAAGCTTTATTTACAAGATAATGGTGATGTTATCCTGGTTAATGGAGAACCAACCACTATAAATGCCAATGACATTACTGGAGACTTTACTTTTTATGCAAACGATACAGGAGCTACACCAGTATCAGAAGCAGTAAAGAAACAAGAGTTTTTGGCTGTAATGCCTACACTTATTGAGCTTGGTGTGCCGTTAAAAGAAATACTATCTCATATGGTTCGTATGTTAGACCTACCACAATCTTTTTTGGAAGCACTAGAAGGGGCAGCTGAAACGCCTCAACAACAACAAGCAGCAACACCAGAAGAACAAGTAATGCAATCATCTGGTATGCAGGGTCAACCATCAGCTCAAGACATTCAACAGTTCCTTCCATAATGGATACACTATGCCTATTTATGACTATCGCTGTAAACCTTGTAATCTTGACGTGCAGATTATTTGTGATTTTGATGAGGCAGACGAACAGGTTTGTGAAATATGTGAAGTTCCACTTGCACGCCAACTATCACTATGGGCGCACACGCCTGCAAGATGGGGTGACAGTCACGGCTATTTTGATCGTGGCCTTGGTATGTACATTGAAAACTCGATGCACAGAGAAAAAGTAATGAAGGAAAAAAACCTTCGTCCTGTTTCACAAAGAGAACTCGATGATCATCAGCAAGCTGTATACAATGAAGATCAACAACATAAAAAGACTGTAGAAACATTTCAACGTGTAAAAAAACAAACAGGCTCTTTTGCCAAAGCAGCAGCTGCAATAACGCCAGACCCTAATCCTGATGCAACAGATAGAGAGTGGCGATATGATTTTGAAAAACCCTGGAAACCTAATCTAGAAGTTAAACCCCCAAATGGAGATGATACATGAGTATCCCTACAGATTTAATGGCCGAAGCCGGAATGGTTGGAGCTGAACAAGATGCAATGATGGAACAAATGCAACAACAAATAACACCACAAGGTAAGTTCTCTAAGAACTCTTTAAACCGATTGGTAAAAGAATTAAATGTTGTTTTGGAAATGTTTGATCAAACTTATCCAATGTTTGAAGAAGACATTACTATTTTTCCACAAGAGTTTGTATCGTCATTGACTATGGTTAAAAGTGCAGCGGATGATGCTGGTGTTGATTTTGACATTGATATGGAAGAAATATCTGATGACCGAGATTTGGCTATGGTTGCTGGTCAGTTACGAAAACTTGGCAGAGACAAAACGTTTAAACGTTTTCTTGAAGCAAATACTATGATGCCAGAAGAAGAAGAGGTTGAAGTTGAAATAGAAGTAGAAGCAGGAGATGATACTGATATGGATGAATTTTTTGCAGGGAGAATGTAATGTCTGAAGAAACTACAAATAGCGGCACTGTAGAAGTAACTGAGACAACAACCTCTGAACCAACAGAACCTACCCTGGCTGAAGGTATTGAAGCTGATACTGGTGCAAAACCCAAACTAGATGAATACCAACAACGTGTTGAAGATATACTTAATCATCACGAAAAGTTAAAAGAACAAAAACAACAACAACAAGAAGACGTTGAAGAAAAGAAAGTTCGAGATTACGAAAACATTTCTTTAAATGAAGGTGAAAGTTTTGATGCTATTTATGATGCACAACCACCTGAAGTACAACGTCTTCTTGGTTCTTTACGTGGTGACTATACTAGAAAGATGCAAGCATTGTCTCAAGAAAGACGAAAGCTAGAAGACTTGCAAAACAATCTTACCAACTCAGAAGCGTTTAAAGCATTGCAAGCTCAAGCCAAAGCTGCTGCCGAAGCAGGGCAAGAGTTTGATCCATTCGATAACAAAAGTATGGAAAGCTACATTAACAATATGGTTGCTGCAAAACTTCAGGCTGTTCTTGAACCTATGTACCAGGAACAAATGAAGGCACAATCAAATAGGAAAGTAGAAACGTTTATGAATGAGCATCCCGAGCTCCGTACAGATGAAGCGTTGCGAACTGAAGTTTATGAAGTTTTAAAAGCAAATGAACATCTTGATTTAGCACAGGGATACTGGATTGTAAAAGGTAAACGCGCCAAAGAATTAGCTGAAACACAAAAAAAACAACAGCAACAAAAGAAAGAAATTAATCGGCAAGTAGCATCTCGGATTGGTAACGGAAAAAAGGCTGGAGTAACAACTCCTCCAAATGCTTCTGAAATGTCTGGCGTTGACCTGTATCAATACTTTCTTGCACAAAAGAAATAAATTTGCTAGAATAGCTATGTGCCAGAGGACCCTGTATAGGATACGCCAACAGCACCGCCCCGAAAACGGACACGCGACATACGAAAAATAACTTTTATTTAATGGTGAACGCTATGGGTATCCAATATGATATACTCGCGTCGACCCTACGTATCTTGCGTGATCGAGAGGTCGACAATACATTTCGTACCATTCCACTCCTTGAAGCTGTTCAACGAGCTGGTAATGTCGAGATGGTTGATGGTGGTCAAAAGGTTGATCATCCTGTAATTCTTGCTGAACATTCTAACATTACTGAACTAACTACAGGTTATGAAAGTGTAAACCTGGCTGTTAAAGATGCGCTTCGTACTGCATCTTTTGACTGGTGCGATTTTGTTGCTCCTGTTGTTATTACTGAAAAAGAACAACTAAGTAACAAAGGTAGCCGTGCAATCATTCGTATTGCTGAAGCTCGCCTCAAGTCTGTTATGGGTATGTTAAAACGTGAATGGTGTAAGCAAACTGTAACTGGTAACTCTACAGTACTTAGTGAACTCAATACACTTAACGGTGAAGGAGTTAATGCTGCTGGTGCTTGGGGTGGTGCTAAAGCTGCTAATACAAGTGGATTTTTAAATATGCAAGCATTTGGTTCTCAAACCACTAATAGTGTTGGTGGTATTCCAAAATCTAGCTTTACTTCTTCTTGGCAAAATCAAGTTGCAGATGTAACTGTTGGTAACTTTGATACTAAAGGTTTACAAGCAATGAGCAATCTGATGATTAATACTCAGATTTATGCGCCAGAAGGTGAAATTGATATCATCCTTGCTTCTCCACTTTCTTATGAATTGTATCGTAATGAGTTGACAGCGCAAGAAAGATATACATCTGCTGAACAAACTAAAGACATTGTAGGTAAGCTAATCCTTATGTACAATGGTGCTTCTATGTACATTGATAATGGTCTTGGATTTAAAGATGCAACAAATACTAACTTTGTATCTATGTACTTCTTGAACTCTAAACTATTTACAGTTTACTTTGACAAAGATGCGCATTTTGAAATGAGTGATATGGAACGTATCTCTGGATATGCTGCTGCATCTTCTAACATTATGGTTCGTACACAGTTGGCTGCAAGTCACCTTGCTGGTTTAGGTGTGTTACTAAACGCGGAGAGTTAATCATGGCTACTAATACTTTATTACAATACTTACAGTCTACCGATGGTGATGGTGTTGCCTTAGGTGTTACTCCTTCTAATCGTAGACAAGTTGAAAGATTTATTGCTTCTGCGGCTATTGCTGCTGGTGATGTTGTATGTCTTGACATTTCTAAAACTGCTGATGGTGATAAGTCATTGTTTGTTAAAAAAGCTGATACTAGTGCTGGTGCAACAACTTTAACAATTGGTATTGCTCTTGATGCTGCTACTGCTGCAAATGATGAAATCAATGTTGTAGTAAGAGGATTTGTAAAAGATGCAAATGTCGCTACTGGTGGTGCTATTGGTGATCGCATTGTTGGATCAAGTACAGCAGGTCGCGCAACACAGTATGCTGCTTCTTCTACCCAAGCTATTCTTGGGTATCAGTTAGAAGCTGCTAGTGGTAATGAAGCAGATGTTTGGATTATCAAACAATACTAAAAACCTATGGGGTTCTCCCTGGCCCCGCTTCCAGGGAGTTTGATTTGAGTAATGTGAGGTTGGTATGAAACTATCTGAAATCCGTGAATATATCGGCAACATATTGGATTACCAACCAAGCATTACGTCTTATCAAAACCAGTTAAATGATGTTATCAATGAAAACTATTTTCGATTGTTTTCTGAAAAACCATTTACCTTTGCACAAAAGCAAGTACTTATTAGTGCAAAAAAAGATTTATCTTTAACATCAGTTACTGTTACTCAAAACTCAGCTACCATTACAACAGGTGGAGGTGGGCAGTTTCCTACTGATGGTAGTATGGATGGCCAAGTTATTGATATACTTGATGTAGAATACACAGTAGCTTGGGTTGCTTCTGCGACAACAGCTTATTTGACTTCTGTATATCTTGCTGCCAGTGGTACACCAGATGCTACTGTAAAACATCGCTACCTGGATTTACCACAGGACTGTGTAGAGATTATGCAAGTCTTGAAACGCTCAATGCAGATGACACCAGCAGAACCTGGAAGGATGGTCCCGGTAACACGATATGAAGATGAGTACTGGAACTTACCACTCAATGAAGTCAACATACCCAACTACTGGGTCCCCTTTGATGACTATTCATTAGTACCACCAAAAGCACCAACAATAACAATAACGACCAGTGGTGCTGGTCGTGGAGCACGAACGTTAGAGTTTGCTGTGTCATATGTGTTTGCTGGTAGAGAGAGTGCGTTGTCACCTGTAACCAGTGTTACATTAACTGATGGCCAGTTTCCATCAATCACAATTGCTGCATTACCAAATACATCGGGATTAAAACGACGAGTGTATGTACGGTGTACAGCAGCAGGTATAAATAAGTTTTACAATATACCCGAAGCAGGCTCTGCATTGACAGAGTTTTTGCCTACATCTACAGGTACATTTAGCTACGATACTGTAACCAATCTAAGTGCCTTTACTGCTGGCGATGTGTTTGAGCTTACGTATACAGCATACACTGGAGTAGATGGTAACATACAACGTATACGGATGTATCCCCGACAGGACCAGGACTACGAGTTGACTGTACGATATATGTACAGACCAAAGAAATTAATAGATGATGCCGATACCCCGGAATTTCCCTCAGCAAACCACTACATATTGGCGTATATGTCACTACGAGATATTTTTATTAAGCACGATAATGATGCACAAGCGGCTATGTACGATAGAAAAGTTGCACAAGAAATGCTTAAGATTGAGCAAAGGTATCTTAACAGTATTGCCAAACGGTACATCAAACAATTTATGGAAGGTAGTAGAACTGATCCTGTCCCTCTTTATACTCCTTTAATACAAAACTGATATGCAAAACAAACAACAAATAATTAATGCTTTGGGTGGTATCAACGAGCTCCAACCCCAAATGCCAGACCATTTAACTGAACTAGTTAATTGGCATACCGATGACATTACAGGAGGCTGGTCTAGCAAGTTGGGATACGAAATGTATTTTCCGTATCGTAATGACTGGACACCATTTGCGTCAATGGCAAAAGTAGATAGTTTGTTTTACTTTAATCGACACCAGGGTGCACAGGATAGTATTATCTTTGAAGCTGGCGGAGTGCTCTATCATTTGTTTGAGCACGGGATTGCATCTAAACAATCTCTTGATACAGACAGAACAATACCTGGAACAATAGAACCATCGACCCAGTATTTACCTGTTGGTCGATTTGTTTGTATTGTTAATGGGTATGATAAACCTATTAAGTATTTGGCTTGGCCTGTAGTACAAACTGGTACAGCTACATTTAAACCAGCAATCTTTCCTCTTGGCTTTCATCGAAGACCAGGTACACCTAAGGCTTGGGATGTTGCTACAGATCCAACAGCAGCAAGTACAACAGCAACAGATAGTATTTGTGTGCAGTTTAAAGCTGTACCTGAACTTGGTCTTGGTATTGATACTGATGGTAAAAAAAATAGTTTTAAATGGAAAGTTAGTTTTATCAATAATGCTGGTGCTGAATCTCCTTTATCAAGTGCATCGGAACAAGTAAATTGGACAACAACAGCCAGTGCTTTTCGATATGCTTGCGCCATTGAAATACCTATTGGTGAAACAGGAACTGTTGCAAGACGTTTGTATCGCACAAAAAACTTTTCAGATGATGCTGGTAATGATGGTAGTTTGTACTACTTTGTTGCTGATATACCAAATAACTTTGAACGATTGTATATTGATGATTTACCCGATATAGCATTGGGCAGTGCTGCACCTGACAATACAGATAGCATTGTGTTTCCATCATTAACTTGTAGATTTATGGATACCTACAAGGATTGTTTGTTTATTGATGGAGGTAGAAGCAATGATACTACAATCTACTTTTCTAATCCAACCAAGCCTGACCAGTTTTCTGCCTTGGATTTTATTTTCCTTGGTAACAGACAGGGTGGTGGAGTAACAGGTTTCTTTGGATACTTTGGATACCTGCTTGTATTTAGAGAGAATAGTATTGATGTTATTCAGGGTGACTATCCAAACTTTGTAGCCACTCCATTTCAGCAACATATTGGTACACGAGCAGTTGATACTATTACAATGGTCCCTGGACTAGGTGTTATATTTCTTGCTGTTGATGGTGTTTATGTTGTTGGTGGTAACATAGAATACTCTGATACAACCAATGTAAAGAAAATCTCACACGTAATACAAGATACAATATCACGAATGAATGTAACAAACATTGCTCAAGCTACAGCAATATACAGTGAGAAACACAGAGAATGGCATTGTTACTTTTGTGTTGATGGTTCATCGATAAATAATCTGGGCATTGTTTATCACACAGATAAAGGTGTATGGTCTGTACGAGAAAACTTTCCAGTAAACAATCTGGTAAAAAATCCAGATGGAGACATTATCTTTGGAAGAAATGGTGGCGCAGCAACTGCTGACGATCCAGCTGGACTATTTGTTATTTCCAAAAGACGTTCTCTTGGTCAAAAGATTGTATCTGAAAACATTGTAGATGATGATCCACCAACAAGTATAATGGCATCCGCCTGGCTTGATATGGGTGATCCATCATTGAAAAAGAAGGTACACGGTGTGTATCTGTTTATTCGCACGGGTGGAGACACAACCATTACAATGGAAGTCTTTAAAGACTATGACTACAACACCAGCAATACTACCAGTGCAACAAAACTACAACGTGCTGACTTTGCAGATCAAAATGTTTATGACCTAGTAAAGTTAGATGATGATAAGTATTGGGAAGAACCAATGGTTACACCCATACGATTTGATGTGCACAATGGTAGCTGTTCCTGGTTTCGATGGCGTATTGAAACTACTGTTGATGTTATTGTTGTTGGTTATGCAATAGACTTTACTGCATCTGGTACTCGTATTATTGCTGGAAAGAGGTTGTCATGAGTAAGAAGTGGACCGAAGCTCATCCAGGTAGTAGTGCTATTGTTGATTACAAAGAGTTCAATGCTGGATACAACGCATACAAAAGTTCGTTTAATGGTGACCTAGATCGTACAACATTGCCTGATGATTTTTTAACGTCGACTAGTGTAGTGGCTGGTGCTTTTCACCAGGTAACTATTACAAACTCCAGTGATATGAACATACAAATGGATAGCAGCACTGGTAAAGGTGGTGAATGGAGAGGTCCATCATATGCTACATATGCAGGTAACTGGATGCAGATTGACAGTGTTAATCTAACAAAGTTTAAAGATGGTATGTGCCATTGGGAATATACATTCTTTTTTGCTAACTATGTAAAGTTTAGTTATGCAAATGCTCTTCCAAATGAAGCTGCAAAAGGTATTCAAGTACGAATGAAATGGGATGATGTTGTTGTATTTGAAAGTTACAAAATGCCACAACCAATAGGCACAGCTCGATTGATTGCTGACTTTCCTACTACTGGTGGTAACCATACAGCAAGTGTGGAAATAAGACAAGTGCAAGCTGGTAGTAATGACCCCACAAATGTAAACATTGTTAATGTTGTATCTCCTAGTCACTTATTTATCGGGAGATGGCGATGAGTGTTATTAAAAATACAGGTGTTAAACGTGGCGATAAGCTTACGTCAGCAGCTTTGAATGCAGAGTTTACTGCTGTGAATACTGCATTTACAATGGATGATGACAACTTTAGAACAGAAGCAATCGACCAGCCAGCATTTAATACTAATCCCAATCACGGACGAGCTGGTATTATTTTAAAAGATGCTAATAGTTATACAGTACGATCAAGTACATTAACCATACAAGCAAATACAAATGCAATTAATGCTGTTCCACAAGCAGCCACTGAGGTTGGTGCACAAGCAGTTGTTATTACAGCTAATCAAAATGATATACTACGTGTGTATTGGCAGTATGACTTTAATACTACAGGTAATCTATCATCTCCTATAGGTGTAGATAGACAGCACTTATGTTGGGCAATGTATCTAGAATGGAAAACAAGTAGTAGTGGTGCATACACTCCTGTTACTGGTCAAAATGATTTAGAAGATACACTGAATGATGGTTCAACTACACGGTATGGTTCAATTTCTAGTAATCTAAGAGCTACATCATTGGATTATCACGCTATTCAATTTAGAGAAAATGCTAGTGATCAAGCTGTTTATCCAGGTAGACGTATGGGATATGGACAATACTTTTATAAGTTTACCAGTGATACTACATTGTATGGATTACGATTGGTGGTTCGAGGAATATACGAACCAATCTATGACACAACGTCATCGAATAATGCGATTGCTAGTACACAAGCAGCTGGACCTGTTCATACAATGGTTATTTATCGAACTGATTTGTCTTTCTTATTGATGAGGAATGAATAATGTCAATATCATTTCCTAAGACCTGGAGTAGTGGTGAAACACTAACAGCATCAGATACCAAAGATAATCTTGATGCAATGAGAGACAAAGCTCAAAAGCTTGTAACTGCTGACATAAATACATCGAGTGCTTGGATTAACACATCACACATTATGCAAGGTAGATATGATGCAGTAACCAACATTACCAATAATGTATCTGGTGTTTTTGGTGGGCGTAATAATGGTGGTACTTGGCAAAACACATCGTATGTTACTCGATGGATGATGCCTACAACATTTAATGCAAATGCCACACAGTTTGTTCCATTGAGCTGTATACAGTTAGATATAACTCATCCACAAACTATCTTCTTTCAATGGTGGATGAACCACCAATCGCCTAGAGATGGTGATGGTACAGATGGTGAAACCAGGTTTTATGCTTACAAGAATAACATTACTACTGTTGGTATGAACCATCGAGTACCAGAGCAATTGGTACATAGTTTTAGTGGTAGTAATAATGATACTCCAGTATTGTTGGATGGTACATTTATTACCAATGGACATATCTTATTTGAATCGGCAGATGAAATACTAAACTTTGGGATAGGCTTGGCTGCTTGGTCATCAGCAGGTAAATGCCAACAAGTTGCCTGGGGTATATCAATAGAATGTTTTTATATGTGAGGATACAATGGACCCGTTAACCATTGCAATGATGTTACAATCAATCGCTGAAGGCCAACAACAAGGTCTTGCACAAGCAGGTAGAGCTGCTGCATCTATAGATAGATTGTCACCAGAACAAAAAAATCGTATTAAAGAATTGGAACGACAACAAGCATTGGGTTTGCTTGGATTGGATGCAGGACAACAGCAACGTATATTATCTCAACAGTTGCAACCAGTACAGTCTGCTGAACGAGAAGCAATACGTCGTTCAGCGCAAGGACAAATGATTGGTGATGTAGGGCAAGGCTCAACATTTAGAGGGCAACAAGCACTACTAGAAGCTGGTGCAAGAGCACGAACACAAGCAACCAGTGCAGCGCAACAACAGATTGCTGAACTAGATGAACTTGCAAGGGCTAGACAGTTAAATGAGCTTGCTCAGTTACGACGACAACAACAACAAAATAGAGCAGCTGTTGCTGATATGGTTAGTGGTATTATTGGTGGTTCAACACAAACTGCTGCCGGTATTGCAGCAGCACCTGAGGTGGCAGCTACACAAAGAGAAGAACGTGAGATTGCTATGTTAAATGCAAAATCACGAGCAGATGAAGCACGAGCTGCTTTAGAAAAGAAAACAATAAATAAGGTATCAGATAAAACTGTAAGCGGTAATGATTACTTTGAAGCTTTAGAACCGTTTGCAATAAAGGATATAGTAGAAGATATAGTAACTCCTTCAACTGCTCCTCCAGTTGCAACTCCATCAGCTCCTGCATCAGCTCCTCCTGTAACTTCTTCTGTAGTACCTGCTCCAACTTCTTCAGGTTCAATACCCCCTGAACAAATGATAGCAACTGTACTTGGATCTCTTCCTGGTGGTTCTGTTAATCCATATATAAATACTGGTCTTATTCGAAATCCTGCTTTAGATGCTATGGTTACTGAAGGCAGACTAACAGAAGAAGAAGCAGAAAGAATTCGAATGTTTTTAAGTATAGAGCCAAGTGAACAATTAACAGAATATATAACAGATCAATTAAATCCTGAAACAGAACCAGAACCAAAACAAACATCATATATGAGTACTGAAATTGAGTACCCTGAAGATGCAACGAGATGGGTAAATCGAGGTGGTTCTGGCATAAACTCAGATCTGGTTCTGGTTAAGGATAAGCGCCCACGAGTACAAAGAACGCGAACCACAGGTTATGTTATTACTAAATTAGAAAATAATATTCCACAGGAAGTACAGTTTTATGACCTTGGTTACGATGGCACTGGACGAAAGTATGGTCCAGGTTCAAAAGAATTAAATGAAGTGTATGAACAATTAGGATTACCAGCTGCTAAAGATATAGGTTGGGGCATAGTATATCCTATATTAGATTCAAATGGAGAAATAATAAGTTTTTACTTTCATAGTAACAAAGGTAAAAAAGGAATAGTACCTGATAAAAATTTTGAAGGAGTATTAAAAACATACAAAGGAGCAGAGTAATGCCAAACTATGAGTTTTATGCACAGATGGCTCAGACTAGAGCAAACCGTTATGAGCAGCAATACCAACAGGCATACACTGCTGCGTATCGTGATTTGATGGCACAGTATAATGATGAGGTACAAGTAAGAGAAATTTTATCTAAACAGTTAGCTCTTGATAAAAAGAATAATGCACAAATTTTAAAACTTCTTTCAGACCCTTCTGCTAATACTGACTTGTTAGCTTTTATGAATGGATATAAAGGATTACTTTCAATAAAAGAAACAAACACAAGAGCATCATTAGATAGAACTGCAAAAGCAAAAGAAACTATTGATGAAAACTATAGATTGCCTGCTAGAACAGAAGCTTTAATGGTAGAAGTTATTAAAAAAATTGAGGCAGGTGGAGTATCAGGAATAGAAGATACTTTAGGTGATACAAGATTAGATATAAAAATACAAAGTGAGTTAGCTAAATTAACACCTCAACAAAAAGCAGTGTTTGCTTCAGTTTATCCAGGAAGAATAGCAATGGCTTTTGGAGACAAAGGTTTAAAAGGAGACACTGCTAATCCTTATTATGTTGCTGAAAAACTTGGGTTTGCAACGTTGCCTGACCCTAGTACAGTAGCTAGAATGAAACAAGCTGAAATAGATGCTATTGCTCCTATGCATGTAGGTAGTAAGGAATTAAATAATTTACAAAACTTATATGTAAAACAAATAAATCAAAGTACAAATGGAGCTGTGCAAGCTAATTTAGAAGGTACACGTTTGACGTTAATAGCATCTGGATTACAACCAGTAACACAACTAACAGAAGAAGATCTAACAATAACACCACCAACAGAACAAGATATACTTGAACGTGCAGCAGAATACTATCGTCCATATGGTACAGAAGAATTTAAATCAATAATGGCTGAAAGAGATATGCAGCTCGTTAAACGACAAGAAGCAAAAGTAAAACGAGAACAAGAAGCCAGGGATAAAAAAGTTGCTGAAGAAACAGCAAAGCAAGAACTGTTGACTAGGTTACCATCTTGGGGTGGACGTGCATTAAAAGTAGCTGGTGATGCAGAAGCATTAACAGGTTTATCTTTAGAAGAAATAAATAAAAAAGGACAACCAGAGGCATTTAGTGTTTTAATGTTGCGTGATGAAAAGTATGATTTTCCTGGTTCAATAGCTAAAATAGATGCAGAGTTTGATGATCCATTGGATAGGCAACGAGCTTTGTCTGTATTGATGGCAGATAATTTAAATAAACATCGTGCAAAAAAAGCAACAGAAGTTGATCTTATCCAGGAAATAGAACCGTGACACCAGAACAACTTGCCGAAGCACATCAAAATAATTTAAATCGTTATCGAAATAAAGAAATAACGATTGAAGAATTTCGTAAGCAACAACAAAGTTTGTATGAGCAAGCATCTAGATATCAAATGCAACAAGCAAAACAAGTTGCTGCTGGTGAACTAGAAGCAAAAGAAGTATATGGTTTACCAGAATCTATTCCTGTTTTTCCTTATCGTCCTGATTCAGATGTTAGTACAGCAGCTTTAAATGCTTTTGGAAGTATTAAATCACAAAAGCTACAAGAAGGTTATTCTATTCCAGAAGCAGAGGCTATAGCAAGACAAGCAATTAGCAAAACAATAAGACCAGCAACAGCAGAGTTTTATTCTCAGCCTGACATAGGTGTGTCACGTATTGTTGATGTTGAAAAGGGTTTGGTTACAGATGAAGAAACAGGAGAGATAAGACCAGCTGAAGGTATGGAGTTGGTAACTGAAGCATTTGGTAGGCAACGGCTTGGTACAATACCAGAAGTAGAAGCAGCAGAAGCAGCAGCTAAGGCCAGAGCAGAAGCGGAAAAGCAACGTCGTACAGATTACAAAGCAGAGTATGTACGTGCAGCAAGAGAAGCACAACGATTAAAAGATTTAGGTATTCTTGAAGGAGAGTTTGATCCAAAAGACTTAACAGGTTTAGCAGACATACAAGAACAAATGGGGCAGTTTCAGGAAGACATTATAGATGCTCCTCCAATGACAGAGGAAGAAATACAGGAATGGTTGCGTCAACAAAAAGCCCAAGAAGAACGTGAAGAACGTATTGGTTTTGCTGGTCCTGGTGATGTAGATGTAATACCGTATCCAAAATTACTAGGTGAAGAACAAGTTAAAACTGCTTTAACTGAACCTGTATATACTGCTGGTATTGTGAGAGAAACACAATTAGGTAGAGGATTAAGAGCATTAAATACATTACCTGCTGTTGTTGCTGCTACATCTGGTAAGTTTGGTGATGAGTATTTAGGCACTGTTGAAACAGATACATATCGTATGGCTGATAGTGCTGATGTTGTAGACCAGATTGCTGTCAATATTGCAAAGATGCAAGGTTTACCAGAGTTGTTTGAGAGTTCTGAAAATGTTACCGATCTTATTGGAGAGACTGGTGCTTGGTGGCTTGGAATGGGTTTGGAGTTTCCTATTCCTGTTGGCCCTGGGTTAGCATTAAAGGCAGGTTCAAAGGGTCTTGTTGCTACTGGTAGAGCTGTTGGTAAACTTGGTGCTCCTGGAGTAGCAGGTGTTATAGAAGCTGCTGGATCTCCTTATCAGTATTACTTATTGAAAGCTGAAATGGCACGTACTCAAGAAATGTTAGATGCTGTTGGAAGTGAGAAGTCAGCAAAAGAAATTGTAAATGAGTACTATGATAAACCATTTGAAAGTGCAGACTGGGTAGATGCTAGCCTGAAAAGAAACAATCTATCAGAAGTATCTGCTGATACAATGGCTGAAAGATTATCAGTTCTGCATACCATTCGGGCTGGTTTGGATGCTCAAGGTGAAATTAAAATTGCAGACTTAGGTACAATAAAATCAACACCAACAGGTAAAGCTATTATTGCATCCGTACAAAGTGGTAGTAATGAGCCTATTGAAGCATTAACTCGGGCTAATGCTGGCTCATTTGTAACGCAAGAGATTAATAAGTTTAAAGAAGCAGCTAAAACTAATAGAGACTTTGCACGGATATACAATGAAGCAGCTGAAACACAAAAGTTAATTACCGAAGGGTGGAAACGTAGTGATACTCCAAGAGCAATACGGTCTAATACTTTAACTTCTGAGTTTCAAAGTGAAGTAGCTAAAGTTCGTTTAGCTACTATGAGTAAAGATGATATTGCAAAGTTAATACTAAAATCTAGACAAATGGATTTGGATTTAAACTCTCCTAAGTTTTGGGCTGCACTTTCACAAGAAGATGTAGGGAGGGTAATGGTTGATCTTGGAGTTTCTTCTGTTGATGAAATAGCAATAGCTTTACAAAACACTTTGAAAGTACCTATTCGAGAAAACATACTGAACTTCTTACCACAAAATCTTAGTGTTGTTGCTGGTGGTACTGTTGTTAATACATCTAGATTAAAAGGTAGCCAATATAAAGCCTTTCAAAATGAATTAAAACGTCGCAATGAAGGGATTACTTTTGATGTAGACAAAGGTGTATTTCGTCTTAGTAAGAAGAATGGTCGTGAGCTTATTACAGATCTCATTGAATATGCAGGGCTGGATAGAGTAAGACAATCAGATAGCTTTCGAAAGATGATTGATGATTTATCTAGAGGAGAGATAGCTTTCAAGAATAGAGATATGATTGACAAAGTTATCAAGAGTACAGCAGCAATGAAACATCTTGATGCTTTTAAACTCCGTGAAGGTGGTGAGCAATACAGACGTGCATTAGCAGCACCAGAAGCAAGGGGAGATGTGATTGCTCTTAGTGAAGCTAAAGAGTTTGAAGAGCAAGTATCAAAAGGAGCATTTGGACAAATAACAAGAGATGTACTAAATGGAATAAAAGCATTACGCTCAAGAAAAACTGGTTTGTTTCCAGAGGTTGGTGTTAATGTTAATGCTGATTTTATCCAGCTGCAAAAAACAACTGATAGTGCTATTGATACAGTTTACTCACAGTTTGATAAAGAGTTTAAAGCAAAGTCAAAACAATTAAATAGTCCTGTTGCTGCTCTTGATGAGTTAGGTTTAGATGCCTATCAAATAAGACGAGAACCAATTGTAAATAGAGTATTAAAAACAATTGATAGAAGTTTTGATGGTAATGATGTTGAGTATTTAAATACTTTTATGGATGAGCGTTATCGAAATCAAATAAAAAATGAAATAGAAAGACTACAAAGACAAGGAAAAGAAATTAACTTACAACAATTAATTCTTGATTATGAGTTGTATTTTACTAAGCTAGATAGTTGGAAAGAAATTTTAAATACTTATTATAATCCTAATGTTATTAATCGTATATTTACAAAAAAGGGAAAAGGATTAAGAGGTATTTTAGAACCTACTTTTGGAAGTTCAAAACGTCCAACAGAATCACTTATTCTTGATTTGACATATACAAATTTTGTTACAAAAGTTATTCCTAAAATTGAAAAAAGATATGGTTTAAAAACATTACGAACTACATTTACACGAACACCAACACCACCAATACCTTTCATTGAATTTATTCTTGGGTCTAGAAGAGGTGATGTAGTATCTAAGTTACAAGCAGATTGGATAGATCAAAATCCAAACTATCGTTTAGAATACTATCCACAATACACATCTTTAAATATGGAAGTTAATCTTAGACCATTAACATCTCAATATAATAATATGTTTATACGTACATTTAGTGCATTAAACAACGCAGGAATACCAATTAATGGTAATTATTTAAGACAGGTTGGTGGTACTTTAGGTAGACAACTTGCAAATAGACATTTTGATTTAGTTACAAAGGTAACTCCTGGTCAAAGAAAAGAATTAGTAGATTTAATTAATGCAATGATTCACGACAAAGAAACATTAAATCCTGATTTGTTTTCAATGAAACAACAATTACAAAGTGTTTTAGATTTTCCTAAAGCTACTTTAGATAGAATGGTAGAAGGAATAATTAAAGACGTTGTAAATGTTACCGACCAAAATAAAGCTGTTGTTGATAACATTATTCAGGAAGCACAAGATAATGTATGGCGTATCTTTTTTGATGGAAAACCTGTTAATGGTACATATTATGGTGACCCTTCATTATCTGTTGTACAAGATGTCCTTGATGATTTAAAACGTTTTTATCGTGCCAATGGTATTGCTATTGGTAATGATTTGGTAAATGGTCTTAAAAAAAATGTTCCTTTGTTTGAAAGCATAAGAAATACCGATTATGCAGCATTGTATGGAAAAGAAATAGCAAATACGTTTGAAGAAATGTATGGTATTTCAAGTAATTTAAAACTTAGAACAATGATTGATAGCTTACAAAAAGCTGACCCAAAACAAAATGCAGCATTAAAAAATATGTTTGGTGATGCACTTTCTTGGGGTCGTCGATCAATGACACAAGGTATGCTTGGTGGTTGGCCGTTTCCTGGTACTAGATACATTGGTGTAAATATATTTAGTGGTCCTATTATAATGTTGGGTACAGTAGGATTGCAACGTACATTTAAAGCATTGGGATCTAGACGAGCTCTTGCAGCAATGAGACAGGCTACTTCTATTACTCAGATACCAGATGCTAAAGTTGTATTTACATCTAAGGGTGGCCGAGCTTACACAGCAAAAGAACTACGAATGATGGAAGACCAATTCAACTTAGGGTTAAGTCGCGGTCAAGTTGAATTTTATGAAGGCCAGGCTGTTGAAACTTTGCGTGCTGGTGGAATGACAATAACAGGAAAAAGAGTTGATCCATATTTAGCTACACTAATAGCTCAGATAAATCCATCACAACGTAATTTGTATAGTCAGTTTGCAGATGCTAGTGATTTAACGTATAGACGAGCTGTATTTTATTCTGCCTTGGCTGATGATATGTCTATAAATCAGGCTGTTGATTTAGCCAAAAAATCAGTGCTTGACTATGGAGCAATGTCTACAAAAGAAAAAGAAAAATTTAATAGATATACAATGTTCTGGTCGTTTACTCGTCAAATACTTTCAGAGACTGTTAATGCTACATTTAAAAGTGTTGTTGGTAATGCTGGTCATAACTATTTGGCATCTGTAATAAGAGCATCACAGAAACAAATAAATGCTGTTGGTGCTTGGTTAGAAGGAGATGATGCAGCACACGCTAGATTGTTTGCTATTTTTAAAGGTAAAATAGATGGTCGAGCAACGTATACATTTGGGTTGAGTAATCCTTATGTAGAAAGTTATGAAACTTTTATAAACATTGCAATGATGTGTGCAGGTCCTATTTTTGGAGAACAAACTGTAACAGAGAGTGCTTTGAAATTCTTTAGAGATGGACAAACAAGACCAGTAATTGATTTTGCTTTAAAGTCTTTAACAGACAAACATAGTAGCACTGTTCCTCCAGAAGTTGTATATGCGGCAAAAGCATTTGGTAAATGGCCTGAGTTTAAAGAATACTTTGGAATAGCAACAAGACCAATTGGCGAGCGTCGTATACAAGCACCTGTGTTTGGAGACTATGAAGAGCAATACTATTTACCTAAAACAGGACAGGATGCAGATGGAACACCATTTAATCCTAGAGTAAGATTTGCTAGAGAGATGTTGTTGTTTACATTAATTGGTGGATCAAGAAATCTTCGGGATTATGCAAAAGCAACAATGGCAGCTGATGGTGAAACTATTGTAGATTTAAATCCTTTTGTTGATGTTGATGAACGTGTAGATGTCAAACGATTTGGAACACCAACACCAATAGGATATTTATTTGGTTTGGAGACAAGCCTTCCACAAAAAGATATTCTTGATATGTACTTCCAGGAACGGAAGCGTATTGAAAGAGATTTAATTAAACTATACAAGGAGTAGTAGTTATGAGAGTTAATAGTTTTATTCACCCGGTTACATTTGATAGTGCCATTGCTAGTGTTGATACCAGTTATCATACAGACAGGAAACATACAGTAACGTTGGGATCTTTTCCAGCGGGTTCAGCTTTCACTGGTAAGCTGAAACAGATAACTATATGGGTTAGCAGCATTGCATCTTCAGCAGCAAATATGTCATTCAAGGTAACATCAGATAGTGCAGGAAATAAAATCCTAACTGATGTTGATGCTGGTGCATTTACAATAGGACAAACGGCAACCACTGGAAGTCTTACATTTGTACCGGAGTATCCTATATATGTTGCTGGTGGTGATACAGTTTATATTTGGTATAAGGTTAACACAGGAACTTGCACTGTTGATGCCGATAGCCATTTGATATGGGAGGAATAGATTATGTCAGTAGTAAGACAATTCAGTTCAAATACCAGTGTTAGTGAACTAACAGTACGGTCAGGCGATATAGTATTTAGTGCAGCAGGTAACTTACTAGAAGGTAGCACAACAGTATTTTCTTTCGATACTAGTGGTAACGTTACAAAGATTGGCCAGGACAGTCCAAGCTCAGGACAGTTTTTGAAATGGGATGGAGCAAAGGCTGTATGGGATGCTGCTGGTGGTGGTGGTAGTGGAGACATTACAGGTGTTGCTGCTGGTACAGGATTGTCTGGTGGTGGTACAGAAGGTGATGTTACACTGTCTGTAGATACATCGGTTACTGCTACATTGGGTGATACTCAAACATTTACTGGTACAAAAACCTTTGGTAACACTGTAAACTTTGGTAAGTTCCTTCAGCATAGTGGAGACACAGATACCAGGATTGCATTTTTTGATGCTGGTGATTTGATTGCTTTTGAAGCTGGCGGTGTGGAAATGCTGCGTATCAGTGAAGGCACACAAGATGAGGTTGTTGTCAATGAATTTTCAGGTGATGTAGATTTCCGTGTTGAGAGCGATGATGAAACTCATATGTTATTTGTTGATGGTGATAACAATAGAGTATCAATCGGTGATAGTACTGATGCACCAGCAGCAACACTAGAGATAACCAACCACGCTACAGCAGGAGCAACTGGTGTACCATTGGTGCAGCTTAATAGTAATGATGTAGACCAGAAAGCACTTGAGATTATTGCAGCCAATACAACAGCAGATGTCCTGGACATTGAGGCAAATGCACTGACAACAGGAGCAATAGCCAAGATTATATCTAATAGTAGTACAACGAATGACCGATCATTGATTGACATAACCAATGATAATACAGCAGCAGTTAATACAATACTTTTGCAAATGAAAAACGATGCGATTGCAGCAAAGAGTTCGGTTGTCATTGAGAGTACAGCAGCGGAAACAAATCCATTGATTGAGCTGATTAACAGTAATGATAGTGCAGACAAACCACCTATGCTACGGTTTAATAAACTGGGCCACGTTTCTGATGATATGGAAATAGGTAAGTTTAGTTTTTATGGAGAGGATGATGCTGGTCCTCCAAATGCAAAAGAGTATGCGTCAATCGTTGCTCGTGCATCAGATGTAACGTCAGCTGGGAATGCACAGAGTGGAGAAATTCTTTTCAATGCGCTTGTAAACAATACAGCTGTCGAATGTTTACGGATTGGTAAAGAGGATACAGCAGGCGGAACACAGGCATTTTGTATCGAGGCAAATACCGGTCGTGTCGATATTGATTTTCGGGTCAATGGAAATAGTTTTCCCAATCTGCTACGTACTAATGGTGGTGATAATGCTGTTGGTATTGGCGTTAATCCAAATGAAGCGACTGCTATACTACAAATAGACAGCACCACAAAAGGATTTTTGCCACCACGATGCAACACTACTCAACAAAATGCAATATCATCTCCAGCAGCAGGTTTAATAATATACAACACCACCACCAATAAATTGATGGTGTATAATGGTAGTGCCTGGACAGCATTACACTAGGAGTAGCAATGAACCGTAACGCATTAAAACTAACCATTGCCATTGTGCGCCGAATGATGCCCCTGATTTTAAATCTATTGCAGGCAGTCGAAGAAGCAAAGGATGAGGCCAGTGATGGTGGTGTACGCATTACCAAAAAAGAAAAGTGGATGATTGCTGAAGAGGCTAGCTTCCAAATTCTTCCGAGCTTGATTGATACCATAGCGGAGACATTGGAGTAACGATGGATGAGGCATCACTGATTGACCTATTGATTAACAGTAGTCCTCTTGCTGGGTTTGCAGCGTATCTTGTTTTTCAGACCAAGGGTCTGCAAAAGCGGATGGATGGCCTGAATGAAAAAGCTGTTGAGCGAGAGGATATGCTGCGTGGTCGGTATGACAAAGTGATTGCAGACCTACAAGCAGAGAAGGCAGCCTTGCAAAAGGACCAAGCTCAGGCACTGGTTGCTTTGGAAAAAAAGGTTGACGCTTTAGTAGGTAGTGTGGATAATATAAGTCAGGTAGTGCAGGAGCTACGGATAAAAGATTTAGCCAGGGATGTACAAAAGTAATGCCAAAGAAAAAAAAGAAAAGCACTGTCAATGCAGCAGGTAACTATACAAAACCAGCAATGCGAAAACGATTATTCAATAAAATAAAAGCAGGTAGCAAAGGTGGAAAGCCTGGGCAGTGGTCTGCTCGTAAAGCACAGATGCTTGCCAAGCAATACAAAGCTAAGGGTGGCGGATACCGATGAAAAAACAAAACAAAAATAAAATAAAGAAGGTGATAAAAGGTTTGAAGAAGGCCTCAAAATCACACGCTGCACAAGCAAAAACTTTACAGAAAGTAGTCAATAAAAAATCAAAAAAGAAAGGGAGATAAAATGCCAAAAGGACCAGGAACATACGGAAGCAAAAGAGGACGACCACCAAAAAAGAAGAAGACCTCGATGATGAAGCCGAAGAAGAAAAAAATGATACGCATTAAGAAGAAATAATGCCATTGAAAAAAAGCCAGAAGAGCCTGAAAAAATGGACGCGTCAGAAGTGGCGCACTCCATCAGGCAAGCCGTCGAAAAAAACTGGTGAAGTTTATGCTCCATCAGCACAGATTAAAAAGCTAAAGAGTACTCCAGCTGGTAGACGTAAACTTGCTGCAGCAAATCGCAAGAAGCGAGAGGCTACACGTAGGGGTAAACAACATGCTCGTCACGGTTTACACAAAGGAAAGAAACGATGAAGGGAAAACATACCCGTGCTAAAGCAACGATGAAACGACTAGGTTTGTCTGGATTTAATAAGCCAAAGAGAACTCCTAAGCACGGCAGTAAAAGCCACGTTGTAATGGCCAAAGACGGCGATCGTACAAAGTTGATACGATTTGGACAGCAAGGTAAAACTGGTGATCGGACTATGACAAAACGTGCAAAATCATTTAAAGCTCGCCACGCAAAAAATATAAAGAAGGGTAAAATGAGTGCAGCGTATTGGGCAAACAGGGTGAAATGGTAATGATGAGACGTATCAATAAAATCTTTGTACATCACAGTGCATCCTCTCAACAAAACACCACCAGAGATATGATTGACCAGTGGCATAAGGATAGAGGCTGGACTGGTGTTGGATACCATTACGTAATAGAAGCTGATGGTAGTATAATGATGGGAAGGCCCTTTGCTAAGGTGGGTGCTCACGTCAAAGGTCATAATAAAAATAGTATTGGTATTTGTGTTGTTGGTAATTATGAAACAGATGATTTTGCTATGACACCAGGGCAAGAGCAATCGTTGTCTGTGCTATTGCGTGGTTTACTAGATGAGTTTGATCTAGATGCTGGTGAGATATATGGACATATGGAGCTCGGGCAGACAGCTTGTCCAGGACAACACTTATTTAAATGGGTATCAGATTGGAGGGTAGCACATGTCCAAGGACAAAAAGACAAAAGAAGCTCGTGATTATAAAACAGGGTTAACACACAAGCAGTTAAAGGCCGCTCAGTTGGTTGCTGAAGGTTGGTCTATACCCAAGGTAGCTGAAGCTGTTGGTGTACATCACAACACTGTAAGAGGATGGAAGAAGAACATACCAGTATTTGCTAGGGTAGTCAGGGAATACAAACCTCCAACCGCTCATCCACTTACACTGTTACCTATGCAGGAGATGACCCCAGAAGCATTGGACGAACGACTAGTCCAGCTGGTATGTCCTGCTATTGAAGCAATGGGATATATACTTGGTAGTCCTGATAGCAATGATATGGCAAAGATGCAGGCCTCCAAGTTTGTATTGAGTACTCTGTATACTAGACTGGTACACCAATCAGATGTAGCACCACAACAGCTATCTGATCTCAAGGAAGCACTGCGCATTATAAAATAAAAAAGGCCAGCACGAAGCTGACCTGTTTATTCCCTCATTATCTTACTTGAGTAGTAAATCCTCTACCTCCTTGGTAATGGTATATTTCGACCGTGCCTGTTCAATCGATCCGCCCTCTGTTCGTATCCATATCTTGGCTCGATCAAAGACTGGTGTACCCGGTTCGAGTAATGGCATCTCAGGAAGATCCTCACCAGCATAGATGTATAGACCTAGCCCGTGCAATGCTATTGCTTTTACCGTGCATCTTTGTATCGTATCAGTAACATCTCTCATTGTCACCTTGTCCGGCTGAATGGCATTCATTCTATTATCCATACAAGCCAAGTGAGAGATATGTTCTACACCACCAACAACAATACCTACCTTGACGATGACACCACCATTGTCTTTCCAGTATGGTAAACCAGTCTGAGCATTCTCATAAACGATACGTTTACTGTCTGGGTATCTCTTGAGCAGTTCAGCCCAAGCCCAAGCCCAGCTGAGGTACGTGAGCTTGCCCTTCTTCTTAGTGTTGTTGTTGACATCTATACCATTCAGTGTTTTAAATGTACTCATTGTCTGTATCTCCTATGCAATGATCGTAGTATGATTTGATTGATTATTCGAAAGTTTCCGTCCTTGTCCAGGAAGGCATAGCCTCCTGACTTTGGAAAGTATATAACTATATATTTACCCATCCATAGTCTATCGGACACGGCCTGAGCATTGTCTGGTATTGGATAGTCGTTATTCATAGTCCCCCCAATCATAGTCTGGCTGTCGTTTGGGTGCATTAAAGATAGCATCCCTTGCTTCCTGGTTACCTGACATAAGGGTGTCGATGATCCTTCTGAACCTATGTGTACCCTTGCCACTGTTCTGTTTCAGGTTGGCATACTCTTCTGGCTTCATCGTCTCTCGATGGGTCAGAGTAGGTAAATCTCTGCACGTTTGATAAAACTCGTGGAGCTCTATTCGTGGATCTCTTTGTAGTTTAATATGACGTTCACCAGCCATTCGAGATCCTGTTGCCTGTAGTCTATCGAGACTACCTTGACATCCACATATATTCATTTTCGTGCTGACATAATACTCGCCCTGCTTGAACCTTCCTTCGGTCGGTGCTATCCAAGTATAGTGTGCAGCAGTCCGCACGTACCCTTGTCTGTATTCGCAGTCTTGACATAGGTTGTATTCTTGATGTTGATTGTGTGTAGCACCCAGCCCCAAGTCAACCGTGGCCTTCTTGACTGCACCAACCAAGTCAGACAACTTTGGCTGGTATTCTCTTGGTGTTGTTATGATGGATTGAAACCCTTTGAGGATTGCCTTTGGATGGCTTTCCTCAAAGACACCTTCCCATACAGGCCAGGCTCTTTGTATCCATTTGTCGTTCTTGTTGAAAGCAACAGCGTAGTCTTCTATTGCTTGCGATAGTGCTTGTTTTGTTGTCATACTCATAGGTTCTCCCATTTAATTCGAGTAGTTGTTGTTGTAGTTGTAGATTGTTCTGTTGGTGTTGGTTGTGGTTTGTGCTTCCAGTTACGTGCCTTTTGCAGGTTGTCTGCAAATACATCTCTCCCAAGGAGAGAGTATAGATTTATGTAGCCCTTCTCTCTCCTCCAGTTAGCACGGCCGCAAGTGGTAGCAGTAAAGCACCACTCCACAATGAGCAGAGCATCATCCAGAAGGCCTTCTCTGCATACCCTTGACGTAGTACCTAGGTCTTGGGCAAGGATACAATCAATGTCATATCCTGCTGCTTTGTATAGCTCTATCCATTTTGACAGTAAAGCTATGCAATTCGGATTATCTTTGATGCTACGATACAGGCTATCACTAACTGTTTCCTGGACCCTGTAATTAACAACACCAATATTTATTAATTTATATTGTTTATAGGGCTCTGATAACTCCCCATTGTCGGGCGTTTCCGATTGACCTTGATTGAAACTTGATTGATTTGTGATTGATTTTGAAAATTGACCCTCGGTATCTTGGGGATCATCGACAAAATCTTGATTGAAACTTGATTGATTTGTGATTGATTTACCTTTCGATGCATACAATACATACCAATCTTCCATTGCCAAACAGAACTGTCTAACCTTGTAAAGTGTCCAACCCCAGCGGGCTGCAAGCTCTCTTTGTGCTGGTACACAATCAAGACTTCGAAGCTTCATCCATTCAAAAGCTGCTTCGACTTCGCTGTTCTTACCTTTGCTGCACTCCAGCTGGAAAGGTATAGCAATAAAATGTGCCTTGCCCTTCTTCCTGGATTGTGCTATTCTCTTTGATGTCATACTTATCCTTTTGTTATGATAGTTAGATTGTAGATTAAGCAGGGCATATGAGCGTGCCCTGCTTATTTATTTATCCAGTATAGTTCATGTTGCCACAAGAGCAACAGCAAGACAGCAATATGTTTGCACGTCTCTTGCCCTTCGGCACTGTACTTGAAAGATGGACAGGTACAGCTAACGTCACTGGGTGTAATCAATTGGCTATACTTCTTGCCGTGTATCACACCACTGATCGTTGTCGGTGTGCACGATCGTTTCCAATCGTGCTTTGCTACACCATTGACGTACTCATGATAGAGATCCCATACTTGCTTGCCCCTGCCATCGGCGCACCGTTCGTTGAATAGTTGAAAATGTTTCATGATGATAGGCATCATCATAAAGTCTAGTCTTATCTTATTGTTCTTCATTGTTATCCTTTGCTCTGCTATGGTCCTCTGGTTCTGCTATGGTATCGCCTACAATACCACTACAATCCTCATTGCTATGGTCTGCTATACCGTGCTCTATCTCCAGCTGGAGAACGTAAGCGAGCACGCACTCTGCTATGGTTTGAGATTTCGATATACCCAGACGAGTAGCTACTCTCTCAAGTCTGCTATCGAGTTCTATACTGATACGTGTACCACGTACCACCGAGGGCGCGCCGTGCGCCCTGAAACCTGTTGGTCGTTTAATCATAGTACGCCTCGATAAGAAGTATGGCAAGCTGCTTTAAATGCTGCTCTTCTTTGCTCCAGTCTGCATCATATACAGAAGCGATCGCTTCTGTTTTATCGATTGTGTCTAGTCTCTGAGCTAGGTCACACAGTCCTAGCTCATCTAACTGAATTTGTATAGTCATGTCTTATCCTTTTGTTT